CCTACATCAGATCCTGACATACCTCTTTTCAAAATTCTTCTGCTTGTAACCGTTTTCGCAACACCATCATCCAAGACCATAACTGTATGCGTGTTTGGTTGTCCTACAAGTATATCCCCACGTTTCAAATTGTATTCTTCATTAATATTATCTGTCAATATATCAAAATAACCTGTAGCCTTAAATTTATTAACCATATTAGCGGTCACAGGAGCATTGCCGGATGTGTATGCAGGAAATATACCAGCAATCTCACATAAGGCAGTCATAAACGAACTACAATCACACTCGCACTTGTTCTTCAAGTTCTTGTACTCAAAACCTATGCTCAAAAGTTCTTTATGCAATGTTAATCTCTGCGACTGGTCATATCCAACTAAACCACTATTACATAACCATTCGCAAGCACTTGCCATAACTTCAGCCTTTGAAGGCTCTTTGCATCTTAATAGATATTTCCAAGGTTTCTTGTAAAAGGTACGAATGCAAACTTCCTTCCCGGTCTGGTCTCCTGCTTGCGCCCTTCCATCTCTTCCGTTATTACCATTTTCCGATATAGATGCGTGTCCTATTCTCATATCATTACCTCAATCTAATATATCTGTTGCGTGCTTCAACACACATACCCCTACAAGGCTCAAAATGGCACTAAATACCACCACACCGACAACCACCATAAGAATCTTCATATAAGCACCTTAACCCTTCAATTTGACCGAATTAACAACAGCTTCAATTATTGCGTCAATATCATCATCAGTAAGTTCAATGCCTGAATGTCTGTTGACATAGGTTATAACTCTTGCTGTTACTTCCTCTTTCTTTCTCTCCCATTCTTCTGCAGGTATGGTTTGATTTGCCCACTTAACCATCTTCTCTACAAAACTTATTAAGTCTGCCATTTGTGTTGCTTCTACTTTCGTCTTAAGCCAGGGAATCAAATAAGCACTTACTAAAGCACCCATTATAGTTATGATTCCAACCATTAACTGTGTAAAAATTTCATTGTTCATTTTGTTCTCCCTTCAGTTTGTAAATCTTGATAAGCGCACAGGTTAATATCTCTCCGCCAAAGGTGGCGAATAAACACGTTGTCAACGTATCGTGCGCTATGTCTGTGAATGCGGTTAATGATAATTCTGCAATGGTATATATAAGCAAAACACTTATACTAAATACCACATAAACAGAAAGAGAAGGAAACCGCTTCCTTCTCTTCTTACCTGCTCTCTTCATTAAATTGTTCCTTCCGGTGGTGTTGGCAGTGACATAAACTTATTATGAATATTAGTCATTACTCCATTTTCGCCTAGTGCTTCATAGTTCAACCAGCAATTCTCAAAATTCTGCCTTGCGTAGATCGGAGCATATCCCTTGCTTGTCCACTTATTATAATCGTTAATCATTTGCGCTCTCAGAAGTGCCTGCAAGCCTTTTTTAAGAGCCTCATTTTGTTTCTTATAACTTACTACCTTTGTAATTAATGCTCCCATTAATGCGCTTCCTAGTGAAGTAACTCCACATAGGCAGCAGATTTGATATATACTCATCTCCCATTCCTTTCCACAATGAAAATGCCTTCCGGCTTATTTTACTCTTCTACACTTGGCTCAACCCAATATGGATTATTCAACTTTCTGTCATCAACAAAACCACCATTCTCATCAATAACAATAACCAAATCCGACTTATACAAATCAGATTTTGCTGTTGCTAATCTCTGATTAGCTGATTCAATTGCATCAAATTTGTTCTGTGCATCTGTCTTTGTTTCATCTGCAAATGTTCCAACACTTACACCCTTAATCTTTGCATCACCTTCTGCAATTTCTAAAACATAATACTTCATTTTCAAATCCTCTCTTTCTTTAATCTGTTGTTTTGGTATATTCAAAAATATATCTGTATGAGCCTGTCATACCTTTATTTCTATATGTAATTGATGTAGGACTAACATTAGCATTAAAATACCAAGTGCTGTCTAAATAATATGGTGTTGATGTATAACTTCCATTTGATGTTAATTTTCCCATACTATATTGAGTAATTACAGAAATATTTGGTATGTTATGAGCCATTGTTGTATCTGATACATGGTCTCCTGATATAGTAAATGTTCCAACAATTCTATACAAAGGCTTTCCATCTATCCATGTTCCGATTCTTTGCTCTGTGGTTGAATATATAACACTACTTGAGCCACCACCTGATCCACCACCGACATTTGCGACTGTCTCTATTCCGTTTGATGTTTTAATTGCTACACTCATTTAATCACCATCCTTTATATACTCAATAATGCAATACATAGTTATGCTATCATTATAAGTGTTTCTATGACCTATTCTATGATTGTTAATATCTACCCATGTACTTGTATTTTCTCCATTCCATGCATGGTATCTATTCAAAGAAAAATTAAATGTATTGCCATTATTTGCACTCAAATATCGTATATAACCATACATATTTACAACACTTGTTATGTCACTAGGAATAGAAAAGTAATATGATGATGATTCTGTTGATGGTATATTTTGAGTAATAACTTTTCTATATAAATTCTTATTAAACCATTTGCCAATTACACGCTCTGTGCCATCATAAATATTACCAGCATTATCATTGTCATCTGTTCGGATAAACACCTCGCCATCTTGAGCTGTCTCGCTCCATTCATTGAAAGCATCTTCATCACCATAAGCAATTGACGCAGAGCCTCCACCACCTTCAGCGAGATATGTCTCAATGCTCACAATCGCATTGTCATATCCATTCATGACGTCGGCTGTAATTGGTGTAGTCTCATTCGGTTTGTTTTTATATCCTGACGGATATGGTTTTGTATAACTTGGTGTATAAGCCATTCTATTCGCTCTCCTCTTCTATAATTTCGTCTGTTCCTGTGTAACAGTAATCACCTTCCATGATCTGCTCGTATCCATTCGGCTCGTAGTATGTTCCTTGCAACAATGCCATATTATGCTCACTTGGAGTAAAAATCATATTATCGAAATAAACCGCACAAGGCACTCCACTAATCCATCCACCTAATCCAAGATATTCCTCGTCATAATCGGCAAATTCTCCATCTTGCATCATGATGTTGTTGAAACTGTCTTGACCGAATCCCCAATTGTATAAATCAGACATTAGGCTTGCTATTGCTACAACAGGCACATCATCACTTGGCATCTCTGCTGTTGCTTTTAACTTGATTCGTATCTTGTCATATGCTGATGATACAAATGTTCCATCTGTGCAACATTTGACATCAACATAGTCAAGCAGATTCAATTCTATCCATTCGCTTCCTGTTGCTGACTTCCATCCATGCAGATTGTTATCAGAAACAACATACAAATAAAAATATCCATTTCGCTCCAGCAAATGATATAAAGGAGTTTCATATCCACTTGTTGTGATTCGTCTAAATATCGTTGTAGGAATCCAATCTGTCATATTATTGGAAACCGAAACCACTATATTATTGCAATATTGATTATTCTGCCTAAAACTATTGTGCCAAGCATATGCGTAAAACGAGCCTTTGCGACATCCTTTTGTGCTACTATCAATCAATTCTGACAAATAATCTGTCGCACCTATATCGCACAGCAATGCTCCTGATTCTGTGATTTCATATATTGCATATCTGTCAGGATTTGAATGTCCTGTGATTATAAGCATCCCATTTGCTGTGTCGCATAAATAACGAAAAGTATTAAGTGTATATGGAAAGATTACACTAAAAGAACTTTGATACATTGTTATGTTTTTATCTTCATCAATCTCAAAATGAATTTTTGGGAATGATATTTGATTCGTATTGTAATAACCCTCCCAAGCAAGCAACATAGAATTATCATTTCCGAATTTCCTTGCGTACTCTATGCCACTAACTTTTGTACTCATCTGCGACCAATTCAAACCATTAAAGCTCAAATACATTGGCTGTGTCTGTGAATACTCTGAATGTAGCATCAATACATCATCAAGCTTTATGAGTTCTTTAGATTGATAACCATTTGACCAAGGAATTGAATGAGCAAATTCTCGATTGATGTCTAAAACTGTGAAATAATTTCCAGCTGGATAGCCTTGAGCCTCTCTCATAAACATAATCAAGTATTTTGCTGGATACCTCTGCCACACTAATTCATCCTTGCCATCTTTCTTCAGCCACAATGCATTGACATAGGCATCATCAAGGACTATATCCCTGTGGTCATTGTCTCGCAGGTATAGCCTTCGCTCCTGCTTCTGTTGGTATCTTGTTTTTGGTTTCATTCGATACCCCCTATATCATTGTGACAAGACCACGAATACAATATAACGTGTTCGCATTTCTTGAACTTGGCAATGTATAAACTGATGCAACTGTTATTCCTGTCGGTGTTTCCATCTGCTCTATCTGTGTTTGTACTTGCTCTGTTACCATTTCCGTTGTTTCATCAAGGCTTGCATAGTTCTCTTCAAGATATGTATCCATCTCATCTTTGGTGTAATAGTTTTCCATATTAACACCATTTCTCTTGATGGTATCTAACTGGGTTTGAAGGTCTGTGATAAACTCGCTTTGTTCTTCTTCTCCAGTAGCAGAAAATGTATCTTTCAACAGCTGCGCCCCGGATAACGTTCTGCTCAAAACAACAAATGCATTAGTTCTATACTCACTATTATTTGATAGTGTATAAGTTATCGCATCTCCGACCTCTACAAATGGCAATCCGTTATTTTTAGTGCTAAACGGATAAAATGCAACTTCGCTTAACCTATTAAGAATATTTGTTGCTATCGTTGTTGCTGCTGTACTTCCTATTTCCTGTGCAAACATATTCGACTGGATGATGTACTTATTTCCATTTGCTCCAACGGTTACACCTTCAACTTCTTCGCTCTCCCTGATCTGAATACTATCCATAGGCTTAACAAAGTATTCTTCATAGTTTAACTTCTCATAGAAATCAAAATTGAATACTACGTTGTTTGCCATCTGTGGAAGTGTTGTTAATCCAGGGAATGTATCAAGCGCAGGATACAAACCATTGACAACACAGGTGATAAAACGATAATCAAATAAACCATCTCTGCCAATGATTCCACAACATCCATTAATCTGACATATTGACTTCAAGACCGTTATGCATTTTAAGGTTTTAGGAGCAAACTTCTTTGTAATAACAATGCTATCATTCGGAAGTGTTACTTCTTTCTGCGTCAAACCAATATAAGAACACAACGAATCCCTTATTTGTTTTAAGGTTTTCTCTGTGTTCTCATTTGGGAATAATGAATTATACCAACCAGCAACATCTGTATTGCCTTTTGTGTATAACACATCATATGCAGTTATCTTCTTGAAGAAACTCGTTGAATCAATGACAACAGAATCAACAATACCTTTAAATATTGCTATCTCATCTGTGTTATCAGCTTTAATATATACTTCAATCTTTTTGCCTTTTATGTTTGCGCTTATTCCATACAGATTAATCTGCAAACTTGATGAAATACATCCAACAAATTCTACTGAATCTTTTGAACTAATAGATTCTGTCACCTTTAAAGATTCCGAATCTATTGAACTATTTGTATAGGTTTGATTAAGTTCTGGAAATACAACACGAATTGTTTTCTTTGAAACATCCGACATGAATGCTCGCTTGGTTGATTCACTAACATTAATCATTGCTTAACCTCTTTCTTGTATTGTTACTGTAAAACCATCACTCTTGTTATCTGCCAACAATGGCAAATCGTCCTGCGGCTCAAAATCAAGGAATACATATATATTCTCTTTTAGTCTATGCTCGTTATTTACCCACAAAGAACACTTAATAGCACCAGTAGATGAATCTCTATAAGTCGATATGAAACTAACAAAATTCGCATACTGGGCAACAGACCGAAAGACCAAAGTTATATCACCTTCAGCCTTTTCATCTGTTAACTGTCTATGTATTGTATAGTTCGCATCTGTCCACTCGTCATAGTTCCTAATGTTATTAACTTTATACTTTGACATTGGTATATATCGTGTCAGGTCAAGAGTATTATTCCCTGTTCCCTTTAATACAATTAAACTAGCCATTATTATTACCCCATCAACGGACTATATCCGTTCGATTTCATAAATCTACCGTTTTCAACTCTTACAAGGTCGAATACACCCTTTGCATCACCTTCTAATACCACTGTGACGTTGTTATTGGCATTTCCAACCACTTCTGCCATCATAGACATAAGTTTGTCCGTTCCAACAACTGCTTCGCTTCCTGAGCCTTCTCCGCCACCTAACAACTGTCCACCACTAGCACCAAAGATTGTAGGACTATTTAACAGGTATGCATCATCATAGGCTTTCTTGTACCAATCAACACTTATTGAAGGAACTTTCATTTCCTTAAGTGAAAAGGATCCGGAAAGTTTGAAATGTGGCAACTTGATTTTAGGGAAATCCAGCTTAAGATTTTTCCACCAGTTCTTGATATTATCTATACTGGTTTTGATAGTATTCTTAATGCTTTCAAATGTATCTGTTACCTTTGCTTTGAGTTCATCCCAGTGCTTAACCAAAAGAACTATAATTGCTATCAATGCTCCAATTGCAGCAACGATTGCAAGAACAGGTGCTGAAATAGCACCAACAACTGTTATAATCAATGGAAGTGCTGTTGCAATCGTTGATATCAATGAAAGCAACGGACTTAACGCAGCCACTAACGCAAGAACTACACCAATAATTGTTACTGTTGTAGGACTTAAATTTGCTAACCACTCTGCTATCTTTTGAACTACTGGTGCAATCTTTTCAAGTAATGGTGTTAATGCCTGAAGAACTGCAACTGCAGCTTGTCCAAATGAGCCACTTAACTGCGCTTTCAGTTTATCTATTTGGTCATTAAATTCATTAGCCTTGTCTAAATCTTCCTGACTGATAATTGAGCCATTTGCTGCTGCCTCATCTCCTAATGCTTTTAATGCTGCACCACCATCATCAAGAAGTCCTGCTAACTCATCCGCAGATTTTCCAAACAAATCCATTGCAACTACATCACGTTCCGTTTCGTTTTCAATCTGTCCAAGTGCTGCAACTACATCATAGAAGATATCTTCTGTTTCTCGATAGTTTCCGTTTGCGTCCTTTGTAGCAACTCCAATAGCCTCAAACTTATCTGCACCGGAATCCAATTGCTTTTTCATCTTGGCAACTGCACTGGTTATATCATCAACATTGACATCAATTAGATCGGATGCGTATTGCATCTTCTGTAAAGCCTCTGTTGATAAGCCTGTTTGCTTTGCTAGTGTGTTTAATTCGTCTGCATCTTGTCCAGCCTTAACACCCATTGCAACTAATCCACCAAGCGCACCTGCGGCAGCAGTAGACAATCCTTTTGTTGCCTTTGCCATTTTGCTTGTCTTATCTGCGACCTTATCAAGACCACTTCCAACCTTCAAAATGGTTTCATTGGTTTTCTTGGTTTCTGCTTCCAGTTTGCTCATGCTCTGCTCTGTTTCGATTATTTCACGATTCAAAGCCATATACTCATTTGAAAGCTCGTCTACCCCGTTTGCTTTCATCTGTTCTTGAGCTGCTTTTAACTTCGCTAACTTATCTGCAGTTTCTGATGTTGCTTTTCCAAGTAATTCCTGTTTCTGTGCTAATAATTCAAGATTCTTCGGATCAAGTTTTAAAAGTTTATCAACATCCTTTAATTGTGATTGTGTTTCCTTAATGGATTTATTGACATCCTTTAAACTGTCCTGCAATTTGGTAGTATTACCACCAATCTCAATTGTTATGCCTTTGATTCTATCCGCCATAACATTCTCCTTTAAAAACTGTCAAAATCGGATTGATTTGCTACTTCCCTGTATTCGTAGTTATCATTTCCGCTTTCGATAATCATATCCATAATGAAACCTTCTTCGATTTCATCCATATCCGCAATAGACAACCCCATTTGCTTTGCTCGTAGCATAAATATGGCTGTGTTCATTTCCCTGTCTATTGCTCGCCCTCTTTTTTTGGGTTTGATGTACTTTCTTTGTTACCAAGATAAATATTTATAAAATCATTAAGATGTGCAAATAACGTAGCAGAATCAAACTGCTCTAGCCATTCAATGAACATATCAAAATTAAGATTATTCATATCCATCTTTTCAGCTTGGCAATTCATAATAAAAGCAAGTTTATCTGTAACAGAAAAATCAGCTTCATCTCCAATAAAATCTAACTCACGATTTACAAGTCTCGTGATATCCTTCATTAAATCACTTCTAAAAATCTGCTTGTATCTGTAAGACGTTGTACCAACTGCCAAAAAATTAAAATCTTTCTTTGTCTCTCCATCTGACAAAACTAAACTTATTGTTTTAAACATACTGTCTCCTTTTCTCTAAAAAATAAAGGGGCAAAGCGCAATGCTCTACCCCTTATCCTCTTGTAATAATATTTTTTATGCTGGCTGATATACTGATGTGTTCCATGCAGCATATGTTGTAGCACTTGTTCCATCATTAAGGCAACGAGCCTTAACAATATTCTTCTGAAGTGTTGAATTATAAACTGATGCACACGAAATTGTAATCGTCTCAGTCTTAACCTCTGTTGAATCTTCCTTTGTCTGTCCTTCAACGTTTGGTCTTGTTGCTGTACAATTGTACATAACGTGTCTTGTTCCCTTGTCATCACCTTCGAACTGGAAAAGCAATGCAAATGGAACTGCTGACGCACCTGCATCTTCATAAATAACACCATTCGTATCTGTTCCCTCTCCAAGAACTGCTGTTCTAAATGAATCAGGCAACATTGCAAATTCTACATCACCTTCATAACCTGTGTTAGATGATGTAACATAATACTTAACATTGTCTGCGTAAAATGGTGAGTTCTCACCCTGTGCAGATAAGCTAAGTGATACAGCACCAGGAATTGCAACAGGATCTGCATATGTTGCT